CCTCGTTGAGGATAAGGTTCCCTTCGCGGTTGAGCGGTTCAAGGTTGGCCTCGATACGTGTAGCCTTGTCCGTCTTCTTCTCCTCGTCGCCCCGGATGAACAGTGCAATCTTCTGTTCCCGTCGCACCTTTGCCACCAGCGGTTTGAACACCTGCTGGAAAAAAGGGTCCTGCAGTTTGTTGTTTTCCATGTAGCAATAAACATTGGTCTTGCCCCCGACAAAATCAAGCATCCGGACATACCAGTCAATGAACTCCATTGAGTGCCTGCGCCAGGAAAGTCTTGATGACATAGAGCCTGGTGCCCAATTTGCCACAAAGTGAAACCGTCTTGAATGATTTTCCTTTCTTCCCCTTGCTTTCGCCCGGTGCCGGGTCGCCATACGCCACGAGAAACTTGAATTTGGAGAGAGGCGGTATCTTGCCGTATGAAATGTTCTCGAAGACCTCGCCCTCGGAAATGGGGTTGTTGTAATATTCACCCTGTGCCGCCTTTTTGGATATTTTGGACAGTGTACGGTCAATGTCCTCTTCCGAGTTCTTTTCCGGCCATGTGGAAAATCCGTTTTTGTCGCGGATGTTTACGATGTCCCAGGAGTCGGCCATTTCGCCTGCCCTCACCACGCAGCAGTCCTTGGCAATGATGTTGCCGCAGAAGATGACCAGTGTAGGTTCAGAAATGGAACGTGTGGGGTACAGCGCATTTTCCCACCAGTCCCAACGCTTCTGGATGATGTCCGGATTCTTGGTGTCCTCGTCCGTATCAAAGTCATCGACCAGCAGCACGTCGGGACGTATGGCCTCGTTACGCGAGCCACGCGGTGACTGCCCGGCACCCAGTGCGCGGAAAGAAACCTTTCCTTTGGTGGTGAATTCATCCTCGGTCCATGAGCCCGGCATTTCCTGTTTGCCGTAGTATGCCATGATGCGTCCGTTGGCTTCGAGGTTGGCCCGGTACGGATCGAGCAGGCGCACTGCATTGTCCTTGCTGTTGGAGGTCAGAATCACATTCTTTTTGCGTCCGGTCAGCGTGAGATACATGACGATGAACATGGTGACTGTGGATTTGGCCAGCTCACGGCTCCAAGAAAGCACCTCAAACCATTCATCGTGTGCAATGATCCGCCGGATAGCCTTTTTCTGGAAGCCGGCAAATTCATATTTGGCATAATTCGGGAAAAAGAACCTGATCCATTCTATGGGATGTTTCTCCAGATATTCCCGGTGTTTTTCCCGTTCGGCTGCCGTCATGTTCCGGTCAACCGGTGTAGCCCTTGCGATGTCTTCTTTGTACTTCTCCCAATCGAGGAGAGCGAGTCTGTCAGTCTGTTTCATGGTCTGTCTCCTTTATAATTTGTCTTTAATGTACGCATCGGCCAGGCGTGTGATTTCCTTAGCCTTTTCGAGGTCGGCTGCCCGCACCCAATCGATGAGCCCGGTGAGGACACTGATGATGTCGGCAATGCCCACTTCCTGCTCCATGTTGCGTATGGCTGCCGACAGTTTTCCGAGAATGTCCGCCTCCTTGGATGAGGGGAACCGTTCCCCTTCGGGCCGTTCGGCAATAGCCTTGTTTATTTCGGCCACCTGTCGGTAGAGGTTAGCCACCTGTTCCTGCCTTGTGAGCGTAAGCCCCACCTTCTGTTCCTCCCACTTCCCGGCCCGCACCCAGTTGGATACGGACACCCGTGACACGCCCACCCGGTCGGCAATTTCCTGCTGTGTGAGGTTTTCCTTGAGGTACAAAGTCTTTGCCCATTCCTTTTTCTGGGCATTCGTCAAATCTGCCATAAATCGTCCTTTTTAGTTGTAAATCACGTTACAAAATTGCATGAAAAAGCGGGGTTTGTAAAAGCGCGTACGCATGATGACGGGTTACAGCGTTATGATAACGCCAGAAAACGTTATGATGCGGACGCGGTTTCTTGTTGCCATGGGAATGTTCTATTTTCGCACCATCGAAAGGCGGGGAAACCGCTGGTAAAGACATGACGATGAGCAGATTTTTCAATATTACAACGAGTGACGACGGCACCAGTACGATATTCCTGTACGGGGACATCGGAGACTATACGGAGGTGCAAAGCGGGCGCAT